CGTAGTAAGTCTTGTTAATGGCATCCATAATCTTGTTACCAGTAGATTTGATGGTAACTGCCTTTTGAACAGATGCTTGAAGTGCTGCGTTCTGAGCATTATTGATAGCCGTAAAACTTTTAACTGAATCTTCGTATGCCTTAACCGCTGCTGCTTGGTCAGCCGCTAATTGCTCAGCAGGAGTAAGCGGCTTCTTTGGTGGGGTTGGCTTGTCAGGTGTCTTTGCTGACTTGCTAGGTGGCAATAATGAAGCATGAAGTGGGTCAAAGGTAGGGCCAGTAGTTGCCGTTCCACTTACAGAACCGCCCGGCCCCATCTTGCTTGATGTGTCTTGGCTAGGCATATTGTGAATCAACTCAATTAAAGCAACAAGACCAACGGCAATCGCTGCGAATGGCGCTGCTTCCAAAAGCAAAGCGCCGAGCGCACTATCAGCCATCGCGGTAACTGCTGCAAATGCTTTCATCGCAACGCCAGCGGCTAATAGACCGCCAGCCAAAAGTTCGAACGCACCGGGCGCTGCGCTAACAGTATTAGCAATCGCGTTAAGAGCGGGAACAAGAACGGTCTGAGCAATACCTGCTAATTGACCCATTGCAGGAGCAAGTGCCTTACCAAGAGAAACTTGTGTAAGGTTTAACTTAGCGTTAGTAACATCTATCGCACCGGGAACAGTCTTTGCAAAGTTTTGTGCTAAGCCATTAAGTTTGCCGTTTGCTTGGTCAATCAAAAGATTGAACGCTGCTTGTGGTGTCAGGTTGCGGTCAACCTTAATACCTAAGTCAGCAAATGCGCGGGCGCTACCTGCGGTTGCCTTAGCAACCATGTCGGCAGTTGTTGCAAGGTCGGTATTGTTCTTGCGAGCCAAGTCAGCAACGGTGTTCATCAACGACATTGCTTTGGCAGGGTCGCCAAGAGCGGTTGTCAATGTTCCCAATGCGCCAATGGTGTCTGCGTACTTAAAGCCAAGATTGGTCATTGACTTTGCTTGCGCATCAAATGCTGGCTGAACCTTTGTATAACTCAAACCAAGGTTAGTAACGGCGGTTTGAGCCGTAACAGATGCTTTTTCTACTTGGTCAAATGCGTGAATTGCAGTTGCACCAACACCAACCAATACTGCACCAAAGCCCAAAAGCGCTTTAGAGGAAACATTGGCAACAGACTGCATCTTTTCCATGCCAGTCATTTTGGAGAAATTGGCATCCATCTTTGTAGTCTGGGCTTCAATTTCCTTCATTGTTGCAAGGAGTTGAGTTGCCTGAGCAGTAAATATAACTTCTACGGGGTCAAGCATTGGCATTTTTAACCCCTTCCTAGAATATATTTGTTAACAACTGCTTGATGAATAGCCTGAAGTTCTCCTGAAGCCATTAATTCTTCATACGCGGGGCGCAAGTATGGATACTTAACGCCAGACTTCCAGCGAGGATTACCCAATTCAACTGCGCGACCATAGATTGCAGTCGGGCCGACAACTGCCATGTAACCAACTAAACCAACAGGATTGCTTGTGTAAATAATCGAACGGTTCAATGTTCCCGTCACGATGTTAGGGCCGGGGCCAGTACCGGGGATGTGACCCGAACCGCGACTACCAAAACCTTTTTTGCTTGTCTTGGCGCGACCAATCTGCGCCGAGTTAGGGCCAAATGGAATCAGCGGTGTAGCGGTCATGGAGTAACTGCCTTTAGGGTGTGAACCCGTATTGGCATTAATACGCGCTTGGCGTTCTACTGCGGCAGCCATCTTTTCGACAGATTCCTTGGCAGCCATCTGCCCATTCTTACCAATGTTATTAACTTTACTAATAAGAGAATCCAAGCCCTTAACAGTTACAGACATGGATTCTCCTAATTTGGATTTATGGCTTTCGCTTCCACTTTGTCCACCGAAGAACCAATCATCAGCATCCATGTAGTTAACATGAAAGGCTGGCGGTCAGTTTCTTCGGGAGTCCATCCAAAGCGATTAGCGCATTGGTAGTAGTAATACTGCATATCTGGATAGGTTAAATCTGGGCTTCTTTCATGCCCTTCAAGTAGCCATTCCAGTCGTTCTAACTGTCTTTTGGGCTATCAGTTCCAGTATCTTCTGTGAAATTCAGAAATATAACGCTCTGTGCTTCTTCTGTAGCCTTGTTAAGTGCCGCAACATCTTTTGGCTTGAGTTGGTCAAGAGATTCGCGCTTGATGCTTGGTGGGATAAGGTCGAATGACCATTCCTTGACGAGAAACGCTAAGAGTGCTTCCTGAAACTTAAAGGTGCGCTCGTATTGGTTTTCATCGCCTCCAAGAACCTTAAGAATGTTCTTGTAATCGCCGTAAGTGATTTCTTCAGGGTCGCGGAACAATGCCCAACCGCCTGATGGCAAATCAATTTTCTTTTCAGCCATATTGCTTCCTTCCTTCGGGGTTGCCTTCTCTTAGTGTAATAGGCAAAGCGGGTCAGAGCGAACCGGGAAGGCGGCGGTTGCATCAACAACCCGCTTTGCGTTCTATTTCAGGTTACTGATAAGTGCCTGAAGCCTTTGCGTTCTGGAGTGTCCAGACGATGTTGCCGTATCCGCTAGATGCGCCGACATCGGTTGTGTTTGCGATTGCATTGATGTCAACGGTGACTTCAACATGGTCTTTTGAACGGTCAATCGCTGCGGTGGTGTAAGCACCCTTGGTCAACTGGAACTGAATCTGAGTTGCAGTTGCGCCAGTACCTTGTGCAAAGTTGAAAGTAATCGCTGGCTGAGTGTTGGTCAGGAAGCGAGTAAGTTCAGCATCAGATTCCATGATGAAGGTAATCTTGCCGGTAGTGGTAAGTCCACCAACGAATACCTCGTATGGGCCTTGGATGTCGCTGATTCCGTAGATTGGTTCAACGGTGCGAGACAAGGTAAGAGTTCCGCTCATTGCGTAAGCGATGGTTGAACCACCAACTGAAACCGTACCAGTCCAGACAGGTACAGGAGTTACTGTGCTGAATGAAGGTGTTGGTGCAGTTGTGGTGACAGATGGCCAGCAAGTTGCCTTAGCGGTGTATTCCAACTGAGCATCTGGGTTGAAGGTAAGAGTGAAATCATGGAACTGAGCGCCCGGATATTGGCGAGTGCCAGCAACATAATAGTCAGTAAGGGTCAGCGCCTTTGGTTGTGCATCGCCACTTGTTGCGTTCTTAAGTGCAATCTTGTGGGTGTAAGGAGCGGTTGAACCTGTGGTTGTTACATCGCCAAGAACAGATGCAAGAATGTAACCGATGGTGTCTGGGAAAGCAGGGCCAGCAACATCAACGGTTGCGTACTTGCGACCTTGGATGTAGTTGTAGTTAACTGCCATTGAGCCACGAAGTCCTGTGTCATACAGTCCTGTAACAAGGTCAACGGGCTTGAAAGAATCTTTGGTAATTGGAACATAGTCCGTAGCAGTTACAGGTGTACCTTTAGTTGTTTCTAAAGCAACACCCATATACGACCGTAAGGATGGATTTGCGGCCATTATTCACTCTCCTTGATTGTTGTTGGTGTGGTCGCTGGCGCAACCTTCTTTTGTGCGGATACTGGCGATACATCAACGGCTGCGAAATCATCGGGCGCATCGAACGAATCACCTGACTTTACGGTTACTCCGATGGTCGGAAAAGACCGCTCATCAGAACCGTTATATTGAAAACGAGCCATTGATTTCTCCTTATGCTCTTATCATTTGGGTTACGGTAAATGTGATAGAAGCCCAAGTTTCTGTTGCGCCACCATCATTAGTGACAGGCTCGGAATAAGTTGCGCTAATTCCGGGGTCTGCTGCTTGCCAAATCACCGAGCCATCTGGCAAACCTAATCTGTGTCCACCTGCTCGCAACTGACCTTTGACTGCATCAATCAAGATATCAAAATCTGTCATGGCATCTTCTGGCTTAGGTTGCATAGATTGGTGGTAAATCTGGAAGTTCACGATGTAATCAACGCGCTTCCAACCGTCATAAGCGCCGCCGATTGCTAGGCGCTCTTCACTCTCGCTCTGGATAAAGACAACACCTGCTGCGCGGGATAGTTGTCCGGGAAAGGAATTGACCTGAAAATTGATGCGCTTAGGAAACGAGGTGAAAATCTGATTGAGAGTTGTAATCTGCGCCTGTTGCAACCAAGTTGCTACGGCATTGCGCACATCTTGTCTTGCCATTATCTAATCCTGCGGTATGGCATCAACAAGTCTTGAGCGAGTGCTAAATCTGTACCTGTCATTTGAGCGCCGGGCGTAGCAACACCGGGGCGAGTGCCGACATTCATCACCATTGCGTTATCGCCACGAACCTTAAGCATTGCGGTCGTTACGAGAATCGCTGCTTCCTTGATTGCAGGTGGAAGAGCAGAGATAGAAATGCCGTTAGCGTGGGTGTAGGCAAGAGGATTAACCAAAGGTACGGTGGTTGAGCCAAGTGTGTAGGTGCTGGCGACAATCACATTCTCTGAGTTAAAGCCATCGTAAATCTTGAGCATCTGACCGGCGGTGATGCCTGTTCCATCGGTTACGGTCAACGATGATTGTGATGCGGTCGCCGTGTTAATCAAGGTATTGGCATAGCCATTGACATAGGTGTAAGTCAAGAACACTTCTTGGCGAGGTGAGGTAGGAAATCCGAACTGAAGTGGGCCAGCCGAAGAATAGGTTGTAGCGGCTGAAGCGTATGGGTAAATAATCTGTGAATCTTCAACCCATGCCAAGGATGGGTCTGGGGCAACGATAGGGCTATTGAAGTCGCTGCTGAACTGTAATGATGTCAGCGCGATGATAGGGCTATAACGAGGATGGAAACGAATTGTTCCATCTGGGCGAATACGAGAGCGTTGCTGCTCTGTCTCGGTGGTAGCACCAAGAACCTGATTACAGAAAGTATCAATCCAACTAGAAGCGCGAGCAATCACATTTGCTAACTCGGCGTTCTGCACATCTGGGTCGGTGGAGTTGAACACTAAGTTATCAATATCAATCGCCGTTGGAGCGTTGCGAAACTCAGTAACCGTCAGATATGGCGTGGAGAATTGATGTGTAATCGGGTTAATCGCATTAGCCATTTATTTCTCCGCACTTTGAGCATTTTTTGAAAAATGAGCCGAACCCGCACTTTTGGCAGGTGAATCCAACTGTTGATGGGCGAGCAATCGAACCCATCGCGTTTGCCACTCCTAAGCCTTCGTGCTTCATCTGTGCAGCGTGTTTAGGGTTATCAACATTGATTAGCCCTGACTTGTCTGCTTTGTAAACCTTTGTGCCACGCTCGGTTCTTACGGATACTTCACGCAAGCCTTGCGGTGGAATCATCTTTGTCATTGCGCCTCCTAAGATGTGAGTGAGTGCGCCCGTAAGAGCGCACTCACAACACGATTCAGTTTATTAGACTGCCTTGATACCTGATACTGCACCATTCCACGAAGGGGCCGCGCACATAAATGTGCCACGAAAATAGGTGCTGAACGCGTATTGGAAGTCAACTACAGGCCATTGATATCCAGCATAATCCTGAACATTCACAACTTCCCAAACATTTGATACTTGAGTATCAGGAATTGGAAGTGTGTATGAAAGAACTGGAGCAACGCCCTGTGGCAACCATGGGTGAACAGTAAGGTCAACCATCTTGCCTGTGATTTCATTGTAAAGCGCACCGATTGTTGCGCCACCGATGTAATCGCCAGCATCAGTCTGGGTCAAGTTCAAACGATAGTTTGCAGTTGAACCATTCTTGATTGCATCTGACAACTGCTTGCGGTCTGAACCGTTGAGGAAAATCTCATCTGGGTCAGCCTTAACATTGTTGTAGAGGTTGTAGAAGGTGGTCTGGAACTCAACGCCGGGATTTGATGTTGAGAAAGCAGAGTTGATGTTGTTGTTGTAACCTGACTTAGCACCGAGAACGGTAGCCAAGATGCCGTCATAACCTGTTGCGTAAGCAGAGGTGTCAGAAGCGTGGTTTGCAGCGGTATCACCGGTAACTGCAAGAGTTCCCTGAAGGGTGATTGTGCGGGTTGCTGAACGACCGTTGTAGAACTTGTTAGCATCGGTTGGTTCAGTTCCGGCAGCGCCAGCATAAACCTTGTAACCAAGTGCGCCAGTTACAGGAGCAGAGATTACAACATCAATAACCTGAGTT